AAGTATTCTGTTTACGTCCTGCACGTAAGCGGGATGCATCTGCATGCACCCGTAGGCTTGCCCATCATCTCCGATGGCTGAATCGTTACCTCCGCTTTCTACTATGATAATTGCTAGCGCTAATTGTATTATTGTAATCATTACTTGAATCTCCCTATGTGATTTTTGAATATGAACTTTCCGTATTGGTCGCGTTCACCTTCGCGTTGTTTTGCTACATTATATTTTATTGATATGTAGGAGCCGTGCTGTTTGTCATGCATCCTTGCGGCATTTGTATCTTCGCCATTGGGCCATAGCAATAGAATAATATCTGCGTCATTTTCGATGTCTCCGCTATCTTTTAAGTCGTGCAATGTAAGTCCAGTCTCTCTCTTGGCTCCTTCTCTATTTACTTGTGCCAGTAGAATGATTGGTAAGTCAAGCTCCATCGCCATAAGTTTTATCTGATGACTGATCTCTGCTATTGCATCGTGCTTCTTCATGCGACTATCCCACGGAACCAACTGCAGATAATCAATCACAATCCATTCAATGAAATGCTTGCGCTTGTGCATGCGTGCCTTCGACCTGAGTTCTTCGACATTGCGCACGTAATGCTCAGTGTATATTTTTGATGCCTGCACCTTTTCCGTTGCTTCCCATACGCGCTTCTGCTTCTCGGGCGGTAGTACACCATCCCTGAAGCGGTCAAGGTTAACGGCAGCGCAAGTCTGTATCATCCTCTTTGCCAAGGACTTCGACTGCATCTCAAAAGAGAAATACAACCCTGGCTTACCTTGTGTCACTCCGTTCTGCAGAGCTATGTTCAAAGCTATGCAAGTCTTCCCGCATGAAGTTGGAGCCGCGACGACCATAACCTCTCCATCTGAGATACCACCTGCACTTAACTTTTCATCCAGTTGCTGTATATAGGTCGGCATAGAATTAGTAACGTATGTCCCGTCCTGCATCTTCTTGAAGTCTTCGACCAAGGATTGCGCGGCACTAGATATACTGCAGTCCTGATCTGCCCCATTGTGCATGAGGTCAGTCAATTGCTTTTCCATCTCTGCAATGATTTCATCCGCGTCCTGATCCTCTTCGGCGGACTCCATGCACTGCTTAGAAGCTCGTATAATTTTTCTTAGCCTGGACTTCTCGCGGATTATCTTTGCGTAGTTCTGCGCCTGCATTGGCGTATCAACTCTCTTTTGAATACGCATAATGTTGCTGATGCCACCTGCATTCTCTTCGATGCCCTGTTGCGTGAGAAGTTCGAACAATTCTATTTCAGAAAAACCTGCACCCTTGTTCGCTAGTTCAGCTATTGCCTCAAAGATTATGGCATTGCTGTAAGAATAAAAATCCTTCGCGTTTACGGTTGCGCTGATGCTATCGTAGACGGAGTTATCCATCAAACAACAGCAGAGCAGTGCTTCTTCTGCATCTGTATTCTTTGGTGCTTGCATTATTCTTTTACTTCTTCAATTGAAATTATTCTACCCGATCCGCCTCTTTTAAAAGTACAGGACCCGTCCCTGCTGGGTCTCTTTCTTAGAATGTAGGAAAGGGCTGTCTTTTCATCGTGCGCCCACTTGGTCGCTTGCATGACTTGTCCCTTAACATCATTCCTGCTGTAGGTGATGATGTATTCCTGCATCAGGTGTAGAGAACTTGGAACCCGCGACTTCGTGCATCTTATCGTACGAATACACTAGCTCTCCGTGCTGATTCGTGCCCACTATGGCATCGTCAAGGTCATGAAATATTATCGCATCATCTGCGGCTTCGTTTATGTAGTCAATTGCGTCTCTATTTTTTCTTATGTATATCATTTTTGTTCAGCATTCTAGTTTTCCAATAAATTTTACTGCATAGCTTGGCGACTTCTATTCCGTGCAGGATCTCTTCTGGGCTCCATACCTTATGGAAGTGCTCACAGGTATCGCTGTCAATGCATACTGAAATACAACCTGGGATGTAGTCAAGCGCGGGATTCGTTGCCTCCTTCAGCATCCATGCTTCAATGGCGAGTTGATATAGATCCTTGTCGTACACTTTTGCTTTACCCTTGCAGTTCGCCCTGCACTTGTAGTCCGCCAGGAACACCTCGCCTCCCCTGTCCCTACCAATGAAATCTACACTACCTACAATCTTGATTCGGGGATTCCCAATCATGTATTCGGAGGCAATCGGTTCTACGCCCTCCTTCCTGTACCACTGCACGAAGGGCTCGGCCCAATCGTCCCATTCGTTCAACTCTGGATCTGGCCTCTTGAAGTTTATATCAGCCAGAACGTGATCTTCTATGCGCTTGTGCACTGCCGTGCCGAACTCGGAGGATGGTATCATCTCTCCGTTTGTCGGGTGCTGGCGCAAGCCGTACGTGAGATCTTTTATGTCACCCCAAGGGAGAATCGGATGCTCTCTTGCTAGTCTTGTGATCTCTCTGGGCTGATAAATATCATTGAGGAACGGATCCTTTATCACCGACAAGACAGTCGTTACGCTGGGCATTACCCCCCTGTGCTTCTTTGCCTGCGCAGGGGTTTTGATATTCTCTAAAAATTCAGGGTTTCCTGCGTTGTACTTGTAGAAATGTGACATATTTTCTTTAGTTTTTTGTGAACAATTGTGAAAAGATCCGATCTCTTTATCATAGAGATCAAGTCATCTCGGTTTCTCCTGCTGTAGCCTTTGTAGAGAGCATCACGAGGGGAGTCAACCAATTCTGCGGTATTGCATATTTTTTCTGCAAGTCGGCGTAAGGCCCCTGTTCGAACTATTACGTAGTCCTGCAACCCTTCGAATGCAACGAAGTCCTGCTCTCCGTACAACCACCCAGGATCTCCTACGTTATTTTTGAACTCCAACCATATGGTGTCCTCGTCCTTGGCTGTCCCTCTGCTCTTGGACTTCAGCGCCTTTACATCTATGCTACCCGCTAGACATACCCAGTCAATGTGCTTGTATTGCTCCTGAAGGGTCGCTCGGCGAGCGAATGGATACTTTACCCTCAGAGCGTCTCCGAAGGCATCCTCGGCCTCCTGGCCGCCCTTCCACGACTCAGAGCCTATCCAGTCCTCATAAGTCTGTCCTTTTTCACCGCGCATGGATTACCCCCCTGTTCGCGCAGAAAAAAAGATTCCCAACCTTTTGTCAAGGCTGAGAATCTTCGCTGGTCGAATTGACTTTTGTGAAAAATCCAACTATTGATATCTAAGAAGAGCAAGCGTAGATGATTAGATAAGCTACGATGAATATCTCCACCAGCACGATGATGTAATCAACGGGCGGTGGTTTGTCATCCTGCCAATGCACCCTGCTCCTCCATATCCAAGATGTAGTCCAAGGCTTCCGTGAGGGTTTCGAAGGCGTGCTCAACTCCCGTCAACCTCTGACCCGAAGGCGAACAAACCCCACAATACCTGTATTCACTGTCCTTCGTGCCCCCTGCACGGAACCAGTAGTAGGTGTAACCCTTCTCCAGTAGCGCGAACCTGTCCTCACATGTCCTTGGCTTGAACTCCTGCAGTGCGGCTCGGATTTCGGTGACCCGAAGATACGGGTTCGGATACCCGAGCTCGCCGTACTGCATTCTCGACAACCCCTCGTTCGCATCCAGTGCAAGCACCTCTGTGTAAGGGTCGATATCTTCTGTGTGTATTTTTACTGTATTCATTTATTTCCTTTTGTTATGTAGAATTGAACCATGCTGTTAATGCTATCTCTTAATCTGTCGAGTATATCTTGCGGGTCTATCCCCTCTGCTACCTTGAGATTGTTCAGAATCTCGCAGTCGGACTTTCGCGCACCGAGCGTTCGACCGAAGCCATAGCGCCCGTCAGTGAAGCTAAAGTAAGGGACTTCGTTGTCCTTTCTTTCGCGGTAGTTTATCTCAGTCAGCACCATAGGCTTATCGTCTACGATGTATGCCTGCCCGATCTGTAGGTTTGCTTTTGTATTCATAGATATTCTGCGATGATTGTAACCGCGAGCAGTACGCCTGCGACAATGATGCTCCAGATCACGATGTATGCGCTCTCCTCTTGCTTCTCTGTCTTGACTAGTTTGTTTGGTTTTTTGATTTTCATAATTTTTCCTACCAATGAAGTTCATCGTAGATAATGTCATACATTTCATTGAACATGTCCTGCGCTTGTTCAGTGAAGCACCACTGCCCCCCTTCGTCGTAGTCCCACGTTCCCTGTTCGCCAAAGTGATTCAGGACTATCCTTGTCGCAATATCACTTGCTAGTTGGTTGATGTTTGTTTCTGTTTTCATAATTCTGCTGAGAATTGGCATTCTCCGTTTTCTTTGACGTAGTCCCTGATCTTCCTGCCAAGGAGCAGGTCTGCGTATTCACCGAGTTGAGTTTCAGTTATACCATTCTGCTCAAGGGTTTCTTCGGTGTATTTTCCCTTGTCGCCGTAGAGGTAGGATTCAATAAGCTTCTCGTCGATTGCATCTTCGATCTTCTTAATCTCTGACTCGATCTGGGGTAACTCCTCCTCGTCGAAGTAGTACTCCAAGTGCGTCGCGGTTCCTTCGCAACCGAACCTGTCCGCGGCGCAGGACGATTGCAAACCGAACCAGAATTTACCTTCTATGTCTCCATTGTAGTATCTACCCATTATTTCCTCCTTCTATTGTGTAGTTCTGTAGTGTAGTGAAGTAGTCATGTTCTGGGTCAGCTTCTTCAGCCTCCCACTCGATGTCTCCTACGTCCATCTCTAGTCCTGCTCGTTGCTCTGCTTCGAATTCATCTTCAGCTTCAACTAGCACTCCAACGTATGCTCTGCATATGTATGTTTTCATGTATTCTCCTTTCTGTTATCTACTAAGTCCTGAATGTATACATCAATTACATCCCAACTTATTCCTATGTTCGCGTCGTGCTTTCTCTCCATGTGCAACAATATTTCATCTGCTTCATCTTCGGTAAGCTCTACGCCCAATTCTTTTGCTTCATGTAGCACATCTTCTGTGCACCAAGTTATGTGTATTTGCATTTGTTATAGCTCCTCCCATCCGACTGACTTGCACATTAGAGTTGTAAGGTTCCCGTTGTGATCGTGCACCTTGACTACATCGCCTACGCTCATTGAGTAGAACGTCCTTCCGTCTGAGCAGTTCTCCCACAAAGCCAGAAGTATTTTTTCATGCGTTTTGTTGATCATCTCAACTGGCGCATTGGTTACATGGAACAAAAGCTCCGCGAGTTTCTTCGGGTCATGCGGATAGTCGATGTGCTCTTGGTTCAGCCGAACGGAGAAGATGCACTCCCGCGCTACCTCCCACTCCTGCACGAACGGATCATCTTCACTTCGGTGCAATGATAACTTAACTGTTTTCACTTCTGATCCTTCCTAGGACATCGGCGCACGATGCCTTCCATGCCTCCCAACTGACGAAACCATTGCCCCAGTTGCTCGGTGCTTTCTTTTTCTTGGCGACTTGCTCGCAGTATTTTTCAATAGCTGAGAGCACTACTATTTGATTAAGCGGCGAACCATGGCTCATCGCGTCCTGCACTTTTTCTGTATTGTTTTTGTATTGCATAAATTAGTATCCTTCTTGTTGTAGGTCGGCTCTGTAAAAAATCTCAGCTACTGAGATTTCAACATCGGCATCTCTTCCCGCTTGGACATAGACGCTCCCATTGTCTTCATAGGCAGGGACATCGTTGTCCTTGAACCATTGCAATGCTAATTTAGTTTCTGTTTCTATTTTCATAAGTTTGTATTTTCTGGGGTTAGCCCCCCTTTTTCAAGTAAAAAAAATTTTTTTCGGGCAAGGAGGGTAAGCAAAATGCCTACCCTCTCGATCCTAGCCGACCACGAACCCCGTCGAGTCCACCTTTGCCATGCCCTTTTCAACCAGTCCAACAATGCAGTTCCTACGATCTAAAAAGCGCAAATCCGTTTCGTCTCCGTCCACAACT